TGTTCCAACGACATCTCTAGTAGAGCAGATGTATAAGGATTTTGAAGATTATGGTTGGGATGCTGATTCATTTTGCCACCGTATCTACGCAGGAAAAGATAAAACCAACGAACACCCCGTTACTATAACTACATGGCAATCTGTCTATAAATTAGAGAGATCCTTTTTTGAAGACTATAACGTTGTAATCGGTGATGAGGCTCACTTATTTAAAAGTAAGTCCTTAGTATCTATAATGACAAAACTTCATCATGCTAAGTATAGATTTGGATTTACTGGAACATTAGACGGCACACAGACGCATAAGTGGGTATTAGAAGGGTTGTTTGGTCCATCATACAAGGTGACTAAAACAGATGAACTAATGAAGCAAGGTCATCTTTCTAAATTAGATATCCAATGTCTTGTTCTTAAACATCCTCCTCAAAAGTTTGAAGTATATAATGATGAAATAGAATATTTGATATCACATGAACAGAGAAATAAATTTATAACTAATCTAACATTAGACTTGAAAGGTAATACACTTGTGCTTTATAGTAGGGTAGAAGCACATGGTGCAGTATTATATGAAAAGATAAATAATAGCAAACGAATTGATCGTAAAGTATTTTTTGTTCACGGTGGAGTGAATGCTGAAGAAAGAGAATTGATTCGTGAAATTACTGAGAGAGAGAATAATGCAATCATCGTTGCCTCGTATGGAACATTTTCTACTGGCATCAATATTAAAAATCTCCATAACGTTATTTTTGCCAGCCCGTCCAAATCGAGGATCCGTAATCTCCAAAGCATTGGACGCGTACTTAGAAAAAGCAACAACAAAGTAAAAGCAACTTTGTATGATATATCAGATGACTGTACTCATAACTCTAAAAAAAATTACACATTAAATCACTTTATAGAAAGAATTAAAATCTACAATGAAGAAAATTTTAACTATGAAATAATCACCGTACAACTTAAGAAAGATGGGAATTGAAGACGACTTTTATGCATCAATAAAACTTAAATCTGGAGAAGAGGTGTTCGCACGGGTTGCCGCCTCTGAAGAAGAAGATAGAACTATGTTAATTCTCCATACTCCTGTAATGTTTAGTGAAATTAAAAATAAAGGTGGATTAGTTGGATATAAAGTAGAACCTTGGTTAAAGACTACTAGAGAGGATATGTTTATTGTTAATATGGATAATGTTATAACTATGTCTGAATCATCTGATATGGAAATGATTATAATGTATCAACATTTTCTTAAAGATTCTCAAAAAGATATAAAGAATCAACATAAACTTAATAGAAGAATGGGATATATATCTAACGTTAATGATGCTAAAGAAAACTTAGAAAAAATATTTAAATTAGATAGTCCTGAAAATACTAGTAGTTAATATATCTCTTTAACCCCCACAAAGGTATTTTATTGTAATTTGTATACCTTGTCAAGTATGTGTGGAAGTGTTATAATATCTACATAATAGTGATAAAGACTCATGGCAATAATTAGACCTATGGCTAAAAGAAAAAGATCTGAACACTATGTTAACAATAAAGAGTTTTTAGCTGCATTAATTAAATATCAAGAAGATATAGAAATTGCACGATTGCAAGATAAGACTAAACCTGTTATACCAAGGTACATAGGTGAGTGTTTCTTAAAGATCGCTAATCATTTATCATTCAAACCAAACTTTGTTAATTACATGTTCAAGGAGGACATGATCTCTGATGGAATCGAAAATTGCGTTCAGTACATACATAATTTTAATCCTGAGAAATCCAAGAATCCTTTTGCTTACTTTACGCAAATTATACATTATGCATTTCTCCGCAGGATACAAAGAGAGAAACGTCAGTTAGAAATTAAGAATAAGATTATTGAGAAGTCTGGATATCAAGAAGTTTTTAACGATGATAATAAGATTGACGGATCTAATTATTCAGACTATAATTCAATCAAAGATGCGGTGCATTCTAAATTGCGTAATTAATGAAAGTTGCCATCATAACTGATCAGCACTTTGGAGCACGAAAAAATTCTAAACTTTTTCATGATTACTTTCTGAAGTTTTATAATAATATTTTCTTTCCTTTCTTAGAAAGGTCAGGAATTACTACGATTATTGATATGGGAGATACCTTTGATAATCGTACAGGGATTAATTTCTCAGCATTAACTTGGGCAAAGGATAATTACTTTGATCGTTTAAGAGATATGGGCATTACTGTCCACACTATAGTTGGTAATCATACAGCATATTATAAGAATACAAACGAAATAAATGCAGTAGATCTTCTATTGAGAGAATATGATAATGTAAAAATATATTCAGAAACAACTTCTATAGAAGTAGGTGGTTGTAATATTCTTCTTGTACCTTGGATTAATAAAGAGAATGAAGAGATGACTGTTTCTATGATTAATAAGTCAAGAGCACCTATGTGTATGGGACATTTGGAGTTGAATGGATTTAGAGCAACTCCAGGTCATATGATGGAACATGGAATGAAATGGGATATATTTAAGAAATTTAAAAAAACATTTTCTGGTCACTATCATTGCCGATCAAATGAAGAAAATGTTTATTACTTAGGTAATCCTTATGAGATGTTTTGGAATGATGTGAATGATGTCAATCGTGGATTTCATTTATTTGATACAGAGACATTAGAACATACTCCTATTAATAATCCATATCGAATGCATCATATTGTTTATTATAATGATACTGATTATCAATTATTTGATGCACGAGAATTAGAAAATAAAATTGTAAAGGTGATTGTTAAAACCAAAACAGATACTACTAAGTTTGAAAAGTTTATTGATAAACTATATGCATCTAATGTTGCAGAATTAAAAATTGTAGAGAATTTTCAAATCCAAGAATCTGCAGATTTTGAAGCATTTGAATCGGAGGATACTATTTCTGTTCTTAATCGTTATATTGAAGAAGCAGAAATTAAACTTGATAAATCTATAGTACAAAAGATGGTACAAAATATTTATCAAGAGGCATGTGAGTTAATATAATTATGAATGGATATTATTGTAGTGAAAAATTAAAGTTTTTTGTTATTAAACATCACAATTATTCTTTTATGAATGATAAAATAATGAAAGAAATTCAAGGAGTTTCGTGTAGTAGAGATTACAAAACCTATCATAATAGTGATACTAATATAAAAGCTCTTCAAACATCTGGTCCTATTAAATCCCATGCTCTTTCTTTACTTAGAAGATGGATTAAAAATATGATTGTTGAGTCTAGAATATTGAAAGATCCAATAATATCAGACTATTGGATGGCATTTTATAAAAAGGGTGATTACACAGTTCCTCATTATCATCTACCAGCACTTTATTCTTTTAATTATTTTATAAAAACTCCAAAAGGATCTTCTCCTTTTGTTCTTACTACTAGTAAGGTAGAAATAGAACCAGAAGAAGGAAAACTTGTTATTTTTCCTTCTTCCTTAGTACATGAAGTGCCAAAAAACGAATGTGATGATAGAATTATTTTTGCTGGCAATATTTGGGAAAAAAGATTAGATTTTTTCAACGACGAAAAAGAATAGTTTTTAATAATGTTTATTATAACTGTACATGGAAAAGAAACTGATGGTGCATATTCTGTGCAAGATGATGAAGGGGAACATATTCTCTATTTGTTTGAAGAAGAAGATGATGCTATGAGGTATGCTATGATGCTTGAAGATAGTGGAAGTCCTAAGATGCATGTTATTGAGGTGGAGGATGAGGTTATGATCAAGACTTGCGAGTCTCATGATTATAACTATGCAGTTATTACTCCCAATGACATTGTAGTTCCTCCATCTACTAAACATGATTACATTTGAAAAAATACGGTGGAAGAATTTTCTATCTACTGGAAACCAATTTACAGAAATTAATTTATCACTTGACAGTGAAGCTAAATTTTCTAAGAATTCTACTACACTAATAGTAGGAACAAATGGTGCTGGAAAGAGTACTGTATTGGATGCTCTTACTTTTAGTTTGTTTAATAAACCATTTCGTAAGATTAGTAAGGGACAGTTAGTTAATACTGTAAATGAAAAGGATTGTGTGGTAGAAGTTGAGTTCTCTATAGGATCAACTGAATGGAAAGTAATAAGATCAATTAAACCAAGTAAGTTTGAGATATGGAGAGATGGTAGTTTGATGGATCAAGCTGCTTCTGCTAATGATCAACAAAAGTGGTTGGAGCAGAATGTTCTTAAGATGAACTATAAGTCATTTACTCAGATTGTTATTCTAGGTTCTAGTGCATTTGTTCCTTTTATGCAATTGACTGCATCTAATAGAAGAGAAGTTATTGAGGATCTTTTGGACATTAAGATTTTCTCATCTATGAATAATTTGATTAAGGATAAGATAAGAGAATTTAGAGAGCAGATAAGAACATTAGAACTTAAGAAAGAATCTCTTAATGATAAAGTAGAAATGCAAGAGAATTTTATTGAAGAGATAGAACAGCAGGGTAAGGGAAGAATAGAAGAGAAGGAAGGTAAAATAAATTTACTGGAAGGTGAAATGCAGGAAACATCCGATCTTACACAAGGACTAGTGGAGGATGTTGAGATGCATACTAAAGATCTTGAAATGTTAACAGGTGCAATCCCTCCTC